ATGGAAACGTCAAGCTATTCCGCCCAGCAGCGCCGCGCCATCAACCTCGTCTGGACGGCGAGCGGGGACTATCAGTTCGAGCCGCAGTTCTTAGCGCTCAAATCAAACGGTGAGCCGGACTTTTACATGAACTGCGTCATCGGCCTTGTGCACAAGTGGTTCGGCGACAAGATGCCAAAGCGTCTCTTTGCCTACTGGGCGGGCGACGCGCGGCAGAACGTTTTCGACGAGCTGTGCTGGCTGGCGCTCGAGAACGCGGCGTATGAAAAGGAACTGCCCGAGCGCCCTGTGCTCGCCGATCTCCGCCGCACGCACGCGGAGGAGTTTTTCGCGTCGGAATACCAGCTCTCGCGGCAGGAGTGGATGGAGAAAAACCAACTTGTCTACGCCGTGCAGTCCGACCGCTGGAAGACGATCCTCGGGCAAAAGCCGCCCATTCTCGCCCCGTGGGAAAAAGGGCTCGCGCAAGCGCTCGCCTGCCCCGGCACGATGAACGCCGCCGAGCTTGAGATCGCCGTGCGCGCGGCATTTGAAAAGTACCTGCAATTCGATGGCACGGTGCATAAAAAAGGCGGGTTCCAGCTGCACTTTGACGACAAGTGGGCACCGCTTCTCACAAAGCTCCTGCCGACCGAGATCGTCCGCACGGACGATCTGACCATCGGCCGTTCCGCCATGCCCGGGGAAAACGGCATGGTCAAGGTCTCGAACGCGCTGCGCTCGCGTCTGCGCTCCAATGAGCACGAAACGGAGGACCGCGGCTACATCGAGCGCTGCTTCGGCCGCAGCATCTATTCCCCCGACAAGCTCGCGCGCATCGAGCAGCAGCTCTGCACCGGCAACCACCTGGGCTGCCACCTGTGGTTCACAAAGGGCGCGAGCGCGTCGGACCAGCTCATCAGCGCGGACACGCAGCGCCTTTACGAGCAGGCTGAGGATCAGGCCAAGCTGAACCGCGCCGCCTTCGCGCGCGACCTCGATCTGCACCAGAGCGCGCTCGCGCACCTGAGCGAACAAATTCGAAACTGCCTGCTCGTCCACCAGCAGCCCGAGCGCATCCCCGCCCGTCAGGGCTGGCTGGACGGGACCAAGGTCTGGCGCGAACCGGTGCTGCACGACGACCGCGTATTTTTGCGCAGCGACGAGGAGAGCCGTCCCGGCTTTGCCGTCGATCTGATGCTCGACGCCTCGGCCTCGCGCCTGCACTGTCAGGAGGCTATCGCCATTCAGGGATATATCTTAGCCAAAAGCCTCGCCTCCTGCGGCATCCCCGTGCGCGTGACGAGCTTTTGCAGCCTGCGCGGCTACACGGTGCTGCGCATTTTGAAGGATTTTGGCGACAAAAACGGCGAACGAAACGTTTTCAATTACTTCGCCGCGGGCTGGAACCGCGATGGGCTCGCGCTGCGCGGCGCGGGCGAGCTCATCAAGTCCGCACCCGCGGAAAAGCATCTGCTCATCCTGCTGACCGACGCCTCACCCGACGACAGCCACAAAATCCTGCCGAGCGGCAAAGTCCCGCTCAGCCGCGACTACGACGGGCAGATCGGCGTCGATGACACGGCGGAGGAGGTGCGCGCCCTACGCGCGCAGGGCATCCGCGTCGCCGCCGTCTTCATGGGTGAAAACGCGAGCGTTCCCGCCGCGAACGCCATCTATGGCCGCGACCTTGCGCGCATTCGCCGCATCGACCAGCTCGCCGCCACGGCGGGTCGGCTCATTCAGGATGAAATCCGCGAACTCAGCAGCTGACAAAAAGGATCCCGAAAGTTGAACTTTCGGGATTTTTTCATAGATGATGTTGTAGCGGACATTGCAAAGCGGAACGTTGTTATTCCCCCATCTCATCGTCAATGTAAGGAACAGTTCATTACAGCAAATCGGATACTATCTATTCCGATCCTTTCTCTTTTTTGCGGCTACAAACCCAATCAAGAACGCCAGATTCATAAAAAGCACAATGATGCTACCTTCGATTTTACAGCTGCCGCCGGACAGAATCGGATTGCCGTGAATCGTCATATCAAACAAGTGAGGATAATCTTCCGCCAGAGAGACTCCTCCCAGAATGATCGCGCCCACACCGTTCCACAAAAAATGGATCACGATCGGCGCGATCAAGGAACCCGTGTATTCCAAAACCGCCGTCATAAAAAGGCTCATTGTGATGACATTGAGCACAGGAAGGATTCCTGCCTCAAACGCGCCGCCGTGCGCAAATGTAAATAAGCCCGTAGATACGATAATCGCGGCGGCGATGCTACCGTTACTTTTTATCATCTGGTATAAATAGCCGCGAACCAGCATTTCCTGCATAACGGTATTGAGAAAAGCCGCAAGCAGCCACAACCACAGCATAGCGATTTGATTTTTGCCCTCTATCTGTACAACTCCGAGGATAGATAATATCCCCACAGATGCCCCCAGCCAAATCGTCCCTGTTACGCCGCCCAATATGATGTTATAAACAGGCTTCCCGGTCAGATGTAATCGTATCTTTTTCTGATCTGCCAGCCAGAAAATAAGTGTGATCGCAATAACGGACAAAAGCGGGATCAGTTCTGCCCAAAATCTCCAGATTACCGCACTTGCGGTATCCGGTATCGGGATAACCGATACGCATATGGCCCAACCCACAAAAAAGATGATCGTCTTTATTGATACCGATAGAACTTTTTTCATACAATACACTTCCCTGTCCAATTCAAACATCAATGTGTCAACGCAAAAAGCCCGCCGCAATTTGACTAAAATCACGGCGAGACTTATGGTGGAGGCGGCGGGAGTCGAACCCGCAACTGAAACAGTAAAAGCATTGGTATTACACGATTTTTTGACGCGCATCTGTAATTCCATCTGCAATTTATTTTCCCAGTTTGCGCATGACGCTATTATAGACACGCTCGTTCACGATTTTCAAACTGTCCATCAGCTCGTCCATGATTTCCCACGCCTTGTCCGGTGGAACATCTGCCACTGCATGTAGAAAATCGCTGTCGCCGTATGTTTCGACGCTAACCGGCGCGGGTGCTGCGGAGTATGCCGTTGGCAAAGCCCTCTCTCTGCTGCCGCTTTGCTGGTCACGGATGGCATACAGCACGGCAAGGCGCTCATAGTTTGTCCAGCTTGATTCTTCCGTCTCGAGGCGAGCTATCCAGCGATTAACCTCATTTTCGTCGACCATAGGGGTGCACCCCCTTTAGCCCTCAATCGTGTCCATGCAGCGCTGGATTGCTCTGCGGATGCTGTCATCGTCCGCATCGTCAAGCATCTCCTGCAACTGATGCTTCATCTTATCCATTGCCCCGTCACGGGAGTAATGTCCGCGGACGTAGTGCGTGCTGCGTCTGCTTCTGCCGCGCATGTCGTACTCGTCGCGGCGGCTGGAATAGCCGTCCTCTTCAAGCGTTTCGATCTTGTCGATGTTCTTGATGGTGTCGGTCAGCTTATGCACGATGTCAAGGTCGCCCGCGCCAAGCTCGCCCTTGCGGGTGATCTCTTCCAGCTCCTTGCAGAGCATATCGCGCAGATCATACATAGATTTCATACCCATTGTTCATTCTCCTTTCAGCTTACGCGGTCGATGGTCAGGTTACTATTGGCAAAGCTGACCGCCTCCGCGCTGGTGTTCTTTGCCGCTACCGTCACGCAGCAGCCGCGCGGCACTTCCACGATGGCGCTGACATAGACGTTAAAGTAGTTCTCCACCGCAGCGGGCGTGACGGTCGCCGCGGCGCTGTCGAGCGCTTCGCCGTTAACCGCGAGCGCCGTGGTGATCGCGCCTACCGTGCCGCCCGTTGGGACGGCGATGTTTGCGCCAAAGCTCACCTTAAAGCGCGCCTTGCACTGCTGCGTCAGCCCGCGCAGAGTGACAATGCCGCTGCCTTCTCGGTGTACAATGCAGGGCTTGCCGGAAGCCGCCGTTGCAATCAGCGGTACATTCTGCCCAGCAAGAACAGTAACAATACCAGCGTTAACATATTCAGCCATTTTTCTTCTCCTCCTTCGTCCAAGTTGTTGCTGCAAAAGGGGGGATGAAGCCGGATGCAAGTACATCTGTATAGCTTGGCTTGAAAAGAGCGTCCGCCTTATGCAGAAGATCGGCATAGTTTGCGAGTTCGACCATGCTCATTTCGGACTTATCCATAGTAGCCAGGTAGTCCACAAACTCTTGTTTCAGTTCGTCAATCGTTTTCATGAGTTCAATCCTTTCTAAAAATACAGCGGCAGGGCTATTGCCCCGCCGCGTTGTCGTAGTATCGGCACGGGGCCGAACATTTTGTTGACGTCAACAAAACATTGCCAACAAAAAGCTATGCTATGCAGTTGTCAGCAGCCGCAACCGGCAAACTGGTTGCAGCAATAGGGGTTCTGCACCGTGTAAGCCGGAATGGGAGAGGGACGCAGCTGCGAGACCAGATAGCTGTTCTGTGCCGCCTGAGACGCCGCCAGCTTCAAGCCCTGGTTCTCACTCTGGAGGTCAGCCAGTTTGCTCTGCGTCAGGAAGTCGAGGATGGCGCGGCTGTTCTGGTTATTCGCGTCAATGATGTCGCGTGTGGCGTTCTGCACGGTGTTGCGCGTGTCGCACGCCTGCGCCGCCATGTCGTAGCGCACCTGGGCGATAGCTGCACGGTTTTCGCAGCAGCAATTAGCGGCCTGCATCTGCATGGCGTTGAGCTGCTGCATCAGCGCCGCCTGCTGGTTGCTGCGGGACAGCTCGGCCTGTGCAAAGCCGTTTGCCATCGCCATGTTGGTGCCGTTGGCAAGCTGCGCCTGCTGGTAAAATCCGTCGCAAAGGCCCTGATTTACACTGTCGATCTTGCGCTCGACATTGGCAAAATCAGAGGTCAGCACATAGCCGTCGACCACGCCGCCGGAATTGCCGTTGTTTCCCCAGCCGTTGCCGCCCCAGCCGCAGAAAACAAACAGGAAAAGAATGATGATCCACCACGCGCCATCGCCGCCGAAGCCGCCAAAGCCGCTGTTCATCATGCCGGTTGGCGCAACAGGCATAGTGGCCTGAACGCCGCCGTCAGAAAGAGACATAGTATCACTCCTTTGAATTAAAGTCAGTTTTATCTAAATCGTGGCCACGATAAAGAATTAAAGAAAACGCTATAAATATTTAATTATTGCATCAGACTTTGGAATTGCTTTGCCATCTGCTGTAGCTGGTTTAACTGCGCCTGCGAGAGTTTGCCGCTTTGCAAGAGCTTTTCGACCTCCACTTTCGGGTCGCCCTGAAAATTCGCCTTAAATTGCTGAAACTGCTGCATCATCTGCATGAAGCCGTTCCCGCCGCCGAGCGCACCGAAAAAAGGATTATTCATCGTCATCTTCCTCCTTGCGCTTTTTTTTGCCTTTCAATTCGCCAACAAGCGCCGCCAGCGCGTCAAACTCCTTACGGGTGACAAATTCCACGCCCTTTTCCTGTGGCGCTGTACGGGGCGTTTCTGCGCGTTCTACGAGGTCGTAAATCTTGAGCGTTGGCTTGCCGCTTGCGTCTGCTTGCTTGAGGTACACAGTCGGAGCGGTGGAATCCCACAACGCCACGGCGGAGTTGGGCGCGATCAGGTAGCCTCTTGCCTCCTGCTCGCCGCTTACCCACTGCACGCCGCCCTGCGCGATGGGGTTCTGTTGCACTGGCTGCTGCATGGGCTGCATCTGTGGCTGCTGCATCTGCCGCATCTGCATGAGGTTGTCCGGTATTGGCTGCGGATAATAGGGATTGAAATAGGGATATGCCATGTTCATTCCTCCGTTTCTTTTGCCCAGTAATAAAGCGGGATCTCGTTCTCGCTGTTCCAACTATCGTAAATCACACCATCTTGCACGCAGACCACATGTCCTGAGAGCGCGAGAATATACGTCCCGCGCGGGTGCTCGTCGGCAAACCTACCGACCGTGTAGCAATCGGGGCAAGTATCCGGCATGATATAGCGCCGATACCCAAGTGATCGCAGATATGCGCCCCAACAGGCGTTTGCATTGGGGAGATCGCCGTCTAAGTATCCTCGTATGCACAGCGACAAATAGACCTCGCCCCAGTCCTTCCCGGTCGCCTTGCAGATCGCACGCACGGTGCAATCGGACACATTACGCCCAGTGGGATTTGGATTGAAATAGCTATACATGAAATAGCTCCGCGAAATAGACGTAAGTGCGCAGCTCGTCAGGGTCAGGAAACAGTGCCAAAATATCCATCGCCATTTGCTCGGTAAACCCACAAGCTAAAAGCCGTTCGTACATTTCGCGCACCTCCTTTATTATCTATATGGTATCAAAAAACGGGCGCTCAAAAGCGCCCGTAAAATGCCCGTATTCTGCCGCGAAAATATTTTCAAAAACTTCGATTTTGCGCTTGACATATTATACCATATATGGTATATTTATATCAACAAGAGGGGCGCAGCCCAGGAGGTAAATGAAATGAACGATATCCAGATGATTATGGCCATGGCAAACGGCGAGATCCCAACCGGTTCTGAAACGATTGCAGAAAAGACGTTCACGACGAACGACGGAGAGTATTCCGCCATCGCATCCATCAGCGTCCTGCACGAAGTTTTTGAAGACGGGCACCTGGGTGAGATCGTAAACGGTGGTTGCGATGTTACCACCAGCGGCGGTGTTGTGTACGCCGCGCAGACTTACTACGAAGCCATTAAGATGGCAGAGGAACTTGTGACTCATTGGAACGACGGTGACTACAACTGGGAGCCTAAAAAGGCTCAGTGGTAAAGGAGGATTCGGCATGACGATCAAGGAATATCGCGAAGAGCTTGGCATGACGCAGGCGCAACTCGCCGCTGCGCTGGGCGTCGCTCAGAACCACATTTCCCGCTGGGAGCGCGGCACCGTGAATCCGAGCGCGGACACCTTGCGAAAGATGGCGGATATCTTCTCCTGCCGCATGGACGATATCACGCCCGCGGTCAAAAAGCTCAAGGCAAAGGATATTTTCACCCGCGAGGCCTACGAGGGACTAACTGCCGATCAGCGCCGCAGAGAGTTGAAGGTCCAGCAGGCGTGCGAATACAGCGGATGGCGCGGGTACCCAACGACCATGCACTTGCTGGTGGAACGTATCCCAGCGGAGTGGTGGGATATGTACAGTGCACAGCAGATCGGCGAAACGATGGCGCTGCTCAAAGCTGCTTATGATGACGGCGTAGCCTTTGGGCGCGAGCACCCGGAAATGCAAGGTTGACATTTGCAACCCGGCGTGGTACATTGATGATGTCGAGTATGAGAGGCGCTCATACTCGGAGTGGCACGATCCTGCCGCCGTGGATTGAAATATGTTAAAAAGCAATTACAAAGCGGAAAAAGCACCGACGATTAGTCGGTGCTTTTCTCTTGCCCATCTGCAATTTTTGTATACGCTCTCCGCCTGATTTTTGCCAATCCGTCAACGCTGACGTGCAACATGTCCGCGACCTGTACGCAGCTTTTCCGCCGAACGTCGCACTCAATGATGCACGCCGCCTCGTCCTGCGGCAGCTTGAAGGATAAAACATACGCTACAGCTCGCTTTGGAGCCATAGAGGATAGTTGCGCGCGGATACGCTTATGCTGACTGTTCATGCCCGTGTAAGGCTTGCAGAGGCGCTTGCGCGTGGGCTTTCGCCGCCCGCTCCTTTCTGTGCCCAAATCGGACACCGTTATTTTGTCGCTCTCTGGATCATCGTCACGACTTCTTGCCGCGTGATAAATCTCTGCGGCGCGCTGCCGTCCGTGATGCCCGCAGCTTTTGCCGCCGCCCAGTCTTTCGCCGCCCACGAAGAGACGGGCTTGGTGCCAAGCTGCGCCAAATAGCTGTCCATCATCTTGTTAAACGTTGCCTGATCCATGTACTCCTCCATTTCCAGCGGATACTTGCCCGCCAAAATCATGCTCCCTGTGTATCGCCTATGGTTGTCCCACTGGAAATGCGGCTTGTCGGGGAATTTTTTCCAGTCGCCGCCCCACGAAAAGCCGACCTGCTTGCCAATCTGCCCGCAGCGGGCAAAGAACGACGCATCGTCGTACTCATGCCCCTTGACGTTTTTGCAGATGTCGAACGCCAGTCCCGCCTTGACGCTGTGGAACGTCGGGCGCGTCGCGGTCTTTGCCGCGTAGCCGTTCGCGGCAAGATAGCGCTGGTACTCGTCATCCCTGACTGTCTCCGTCACGAGCACCGGAAGCCCCGCCTCCTTGCAGAGATCGAGGAAGATGACGCAGTTTGCCCGCACGTCCGCCCGCAGGTCGGCAATGTCACGGCTGTGATACATTGTCGTCACCCTTGCTGTCGATCACGTCCTGCGTCTTTTGGCTCTGCGTGCCGAAATAGAACGCGATGATGACCGCGTAAATGGTCATAAAGTCCTGCGAGATGTTGCCCGTGACGGCCATGTATGCAAATACTCCCGTCAGCACCAGCGTCACGATGCTCTTGACGCTCATCAGGTTTGCCAGTCTCTTGCGAATCAGTTCCATATTATTCGTCCTTTCCTTTGATTTTGATTCCAGCCAGCAGGCCGAGTTCTGCCGTCCACGCGGCGAACCACGCGACGGTCAGGCTGTCCGGCACGGCCTTGTCAAAGGCCGTCAGTACAAGTGCCGCAACGCAGTACCAGCAGAGGTTGAGCACTGCCGCAATGACGTACTTGTCGCGCTTTCTCAACTTCTTCATACCATGCACCACATCCAGAGTTCGCGGATGCCCTTAATGGCCACCGCCGCGCCAAGTAGCGTGGCAGCGACCACGATGATGGCAACTGCCACTTCGGCAAAATCATCCATCACGCCACACCCCCTGCGATCAGCCACGCGACGAACGCGCCCACCAGCGCCGCAAGCAGCTTGTCCACGATCCCGTCCCACCGCTTCCCCGCCTTGCCCGTGATGCCTTTCACGTCCTCTTTGATCTCCTTGACGTCGCCCTCAACGGTCTCCTGCTTGGTCGCCAGCACTTCGACCGACGTTGCCAGCCTGTCAAGCGCCGTTTGATGCTCCTGCAGCTCGTTGATGCGGTGCGTATTGATCTTGCATCGGCTTTCAATCAGCGCGATCTCTGCGTCATCGTAATGCTTTGCATTATCCATATCCCGCTCCCTTTCTCCTTTACTTTTCGATTTCCACCCCGTACCGCTCAAACATAGCGCGGATTACGGGATTGCGCAGCAGCTTTTTGCGTTGGCCTGGATTGAGGTCGTTGTAGACCGCTTGTAGTGCAGTTTTGACCTCAGTGTTATATTCGATAACTTTCTTTCTCAACTCATTCATACTGTCGCCCCCGTAAGCAGCGCATCCAGCGCCTCACGCAGCTCTGCGTTGTCTTTCTCAAGTTCCGCAATGCGCTCTTCGGGAGAGGGCTCGGGTGCGGGCGCTTCTGCCGCCAGCTTTTCCAGCTCCGCGATTTCTTCGGCAGTCATATCGCGGTAGATACCATTTTCGTAGATTTTCATGCTCTCACCCCCAGCACGTTAATTTTCGTACCTGCAATACCAAAGTTTTTCTGGCCATCGTCTGGGGATATTGTAAGCTTCGTAATTGCACTTTCTTCCCCAACTCTGGTATATTTGTAACCCATTTTTTGTATCGGACACTCCCAGTTATAATTTTGAGCACTGGCGACGTTCCAAGCAAGTACACCACTACCGGGTATCAGCTCGGCGTAAAACGCATAGTAACCGACCTCTTTACCGGTAAAATTATATGTAGCGTTCTTGCTCACAGTAAAGCCGTTAATAAGCGTCTTGACATACGTCATCGGGTGATCCTGATCGATATTAGCCACGCAGTCAATCATGACCCGCTTGAGCGCAAATGGCCTCCCGGCCGAATCTTGGCTGATTGTAATCAGGCTCGCCGCCTCCGCCAGTTCGATTTCCGCAATCTTTTCCCACGTTTCACCCCCCGCGGCATCCACCGCCTCCCACGCAGTCGGCACGCCGGATGCGTCAACGGCCTTGACTTTGACAGTCTGGCCCACTGTGGCGGCAGTTAGGCCGAGGGAGATATCAGTCCCGCCAGACGGGATACCTCTCACCGCCTTGGCCATCCCCGCCGGAAAACTCAGCGGCGCGGTCGTCCCGCCCTTCTCGCGGATAGCGTCGGCGACTGCCGTAATGCTTTCGCCCTGTACTAAGTATTCAGCCATTAGAATGTCCCTCCTTCCGCCGCGGGCACGGTTTCCTCTGCCCATTCCCCCGCCCGAACACGGAGAAAAGCCCCTTCTATCGTCGGCTTTGGTAAACCGGCCTCTTTCCCTACATATCTGCGCAAAGTGTCACCGGACACCTTTTTTGCCGTCCCATTTTGTTGCGCCACAAAGAGATCATCCGCCGTTACGGCCTCCGCCGCAAGCAGATCGTCAATGGTTTTGTCCATGTTGCCCTCCTTATCATAAAATGTTGATTATATGGTATACGTCCACCGCCCCGTAGACCACGGCAGCAACGTATAGCGCATACCGCGCCGCCCTCTCCCTCCGGGTAGAGAGCCACCACAGCAGCGCCCACACGATGATGACCTTGTAGCCCACCATCACCGTGACCTCCCGCATCAGCGGGTTCAGCTCCACCGCCCCGCCATGCAGCGCCCAGAGCGTGCACGATAGGTCGATCAGGTTGAGCGCGTAAGCGATGACAGCGGCATGTGCTCTTTTATAACTGTCCATATATCCTCCGCAGTAATTCCATAGTCACTCAGCGCACCCGGAATCTTAACCATCGGTTTCGCGCACAGCTCCTGAATGGTCTGCATATCTGAATTGATGGAAAAGTGTACTACTATCTGGGTATATCCACTATCAATTGTGCGAGCCCAGGAACCACATTTCCGTCCGTCTACCATTAAGTCGTTTCCATCAATAAGAGCATCTATCTTACGACTTTCTAGCATATCGCGCACAGCAGAAATGGATTCGTAACCGAAATTGCTTCCACCATTTTTTAGCTCCATGATGGATAAATCTCCCGGGAAGCAAATAATAGCCCCTCCGAGGTGCCACGCCTGATACAAAAATGCCCCATTGCGTGCACATACATTTGTGTCGATGTATTGAGGATGCCCGTAAACTACGGCTAGCTCACTCGAAAACAAAAGCACAAGTCCATCTGATTGCCTTTCCATCAAATCCTTTGCAGCAGCCATTGCACCCTGATTATCAACGGTTCTATAAATCATCACGTTACCCTCCTTATCCCAACACTAAAAGAGCTACTTACAGTTAATCCTTTGCTGTCCTTTTCTGTTGAGTATAAGCGGAAAATAGGCTTTGAATATACCTTCTCGTTTGTAAACTCATAGTCGCAAGATTTAACAACAGTTATCTTTTCATGCTCTTCAGTCTTTCCGTCTACGTAGTCTGTCCATTTGAATAACCGCATATATTCAGGATCATCGTTTTCGGCTAATACTTCCATAGTCCCATCAGTTTTATCGTATCTGTAATTTTTTGCAGAATACTTTACATCAGGCTGTACTTTTCCGTTATTGGCTATTCTAACTTTTTCGATATCTCGTATTGTAACAGGGTCATCATCGATCAGTAGCATCGGCAATAGGGTTGCCCCATCAGTGATGGATTGATAGTATAGCCCTGACCTGTCTGCCGCCTTTAACACATCTGTAAGAGATGCTCTTTCGTCTGGGATGGGGTCATAAATTTCAAGCAATTCAAGCGAGTATTCCACCGATGCGGTATATGTCGTATTGGGTGCAAATTTAATTTCTCGACCAAGATACGAGTTTGGTATCGAGGTTTCGTCTCGGCCTGAAGATATAGGGCAAACGTAAAACGAAAATTCAGCGCCATTGACTTTGGTGTCAAATTCGATATAGTTGTCCGGTGGAAATCCACGAATCATAATCGTGTTGTAACTGTTGTACTTAACCCCAGCGGTTTCTTTGGTAACGGTGTATCCTGGGTCTTTGTTGTACGGGTGCTGAAGCTGTATACCAGCCCATAACCCATCTGCATTAGCCAAAGGTGCCGGTGTGCATGCCTGTGCGCTAACGCACGATAGCCTGTATTTTCCCCGTGGCAATGCGTTACATGTAATTTTGAGTGTAAAATCTCCGATCAACCCTCCGGGGATTGTTTCTGGCATGGTAAATTTTGCACGAACATTTGAGCCAATCGTCGAACCATCAGATATAATCGAGGCTACATCTTGCTCACCATAGGACGAACCGTAAGGAAAGTATTTCCAGTAGCCAGAACTATCACCGGATCTAAGGCTGGTCATATCTTTTATTTTTAGAGGTAAGTCAACACCGCCATAAGCAGATAACTTAAATCCCTTTTTATAAAAGTACCAAGCAATTTCCTGCCCGAATTTTTTGCGCCTTTCTGCATACTCACTCGGGTCAGTAAATTTTTCTTCTTTTAGCCATTTTTGGAGAGCTGTCATACCGGGCACCTTTGGAACAACAAGCTTGCCGAGCATATCCAAGATGTAAAGCTCTACAAGCATTTCGTCTGTAGACGATGCCCTTGTACTGATCACGCCTAGCAATGCTGCCCATCGCAGGGCCCCCTGTGTGCTCATGCCGACAGCAAGCCCCGCTAAAAAGCTTGCCTTGTCGTAACCGGCGGCGCTGGACGGCGCGACGGATACAGCACTCGCCGGTGTCCCAACACTCCGCATCTTGAGCATTTTCCCCGTCATAACGCCCTTAACAAAGCAATTTTTGTCCATCCTTATCACTCCGTCCACTGGATTGCCATTTCCGCCCCGTCTGAGTAG